AATAATGGAATGAGCTTGGACTCCTAATGTTTCTAGGAGATTAAGAGTATTGTGGGAGGTTGACATTGGAATGCTCAAAGAAAGCTGGCATCCTTGCCGACCTGGTGGCAGAAAGTTCAGGTGCCTTCCCTTCATACATAAGCCGATCGCTGGAATCCAGCCAGAATTTTTTAGCCAAAAATTTATCGGCATTTTCCCATTTCAAGGGTTGCATAACCCAATTAATGGTCGCTTTACGCAGCTTGTCGAGACTTGATGAGTGTGAAAGTCCCATTTCACTGCAAATAAGGCTATTTGTAGCAACATGAATCTGTTCATCACGGCTGATATCTGCGGATACTGTCCTTAATCCAGCGTCTCCGCAGAAGCGAAAGAACGGGAGGAGAACGAAGAAGATGCTTCTCTCCAGAACCATTGCCTTGACCACGGTGTGGTCTGGATGGTCTTCCCAAGCTTTTGTAAGCATTGCTGCTTCCGCTTCAGCTTTTTGATCAGTACCGATCGCTCGTGCTGCAAAACCAAGTGCTCTGTCATGATTTTCCTCATCGATAATGTTCATTTTCAAAATCTCTTGAGATGCTTTTGGAACCTCGCCCTTAAGACCAGCAGCGATAAACTCACCAACTGGGATCTCAAGTTGCCTAAGGGCAAGTGCACGGAAGATAGCTTCTTCCGCACCTTCTTTCAACTTACCTGCCTCCATTTGAACAGGAGACCACTTACGCTTACGCTGAATCAGCTTATCATACGGAGTCATCACTAATCCCCAGAGAAGTGAACACAGCGTTGATGTCGTCAGGGGTAGGGTCACTACCAGGTGCATCGACATTGCTGAGCTGACCTTGGAGTGTTACAACAAGCTCATTGGCTGCAGCAAGGGCTTGGGATAATTGATTGTTGTTAGTAGTAAGAGTTGAGATCTTACCATTCAGTTCAACAATCTTATCTTCCAATTCAGAGGTGTCACCGCCACCCCATTTGATTTTCCGTAGTTCTTCTACGATATTACCAAGCTGGACAATCACTTCAGCTTGTAGTTTTTCCTGTCTAGACGGTTCGTAAGTCATTCTTGGCAATCACATTGGAGTTCATCATTTGTCTCCAATAGGTGTGACAGGTAATCATCGACCTCAGCATCACTGAGAGCAGCGTAGGCATTCGACTTGTCCTGTACATCACCCATTACTTGGAGACTATAGTAGAGACTTGTCTGGGGCGATTCGAGCCACTCTTCGATGAACGCATTGTCATAGGCTACAACATCACTCCAAGAGTTAAAGCTGTATCCGTGAAGAAGTCCAGTTTTATCAAGCATAATCATTAGCTGGTCACATACAAGTTTGTATGCATCCCAACCAACTTCACTGGCGATTTCTACATCACCATATTCATAGGTCTGGACACCAAAGGTGCCCGAATCCCGATCAACTGACCGGGCAATGGGTGGTGCTATCTCAGGACAGCAGGTAAAGCCTTCCCTATCCAAGCTACGATAGCTGCAGGAGGCCGTAGGAGCGATAGCAAAGGCTCGTACCATGTTATGACTCTCAGCCACCTTAGCGGCAGCTTGTACGCCATTCTGGATGGCCTTAGCGATGTTATATGCAGGGGAGAAGTTAACCTTCTCTTCATTAACATCCTTCAGTGCTTGTCCGAATTCAGAGTATTTGACTCCATAGATTCGCAGAAGGTTAGCCAATCCAAGCATTCCGAGTCCCACTTGCTTATCAACATCTGGGGTGAGATACTCTCCGTGGCTCCCCACACCTGTAGAAGGGTGTAGTTTACACAGTTCCGACATCCCTTCCACAAAAGCTTTGGGGATGTCATCAAAAGTACATGCTCCAAGGTTGATGTGTTGCAACAAGCAGGTTCCCCGACTTGGCAGGTATACTTCAAGACAGACGTTTCCTCGGATTCGTTTACCTTCTTTGTCATACTTTACTTTGTTGAGCCAGATGTCACCGGAGCGAATCCCTTCGATGAGTTCAGCCTTGTAGGGATACTCATCCCAGGATTCGGGAGTGATATTGATGCAGCGCTTGACCCAGGGTAGTTCATGACGAGGAGTTTGAATGAAATCAAGTGAATCGGGATGGTCAATATCAAGATGGCATACACAAGCTCCATTCTTGTAGGTGCCGCCTCTTCGGAGTACTTCATTAAGGGTAGAATAAATTTTAGCAAAGGATACTGGACCACTTGCTGTCAGTCCTTTACCATTTTCAGAACCATTTGGTCGGAGGTTGGACAGGTGTACAGCTACACCTGCCCCATGACGTAGTGCATGAGAGACGAAGCGCCATGAGGCTTCAATACCTTCAGGTCCTTCCATACTATCTTCCACTACGAAGACAGTGCATGAAACTGGTAGACGTGAGGTGGGGTCATCCATCCAAGACTGCACACGTCCAGTACGGGAGATAAGTTCAGACATTACTCTTCAGTAGTTGTTTCTTTAGGGGTGGTTTCTTCTTCTTTAGCAGCATCTGCTTCAGCTGCTTGTGCTGCAAGGATCTGCTCAATAGTATCAATGGCACCTTTGATTCGATACAGCTTCTGATAAGTCAGTTCAAGCTGTTCTCGCAGGTCTTTAAGGGCATTCGGGTAGTTCATATTAGATCAGATAAATCAGGTGGTTTATAATTAGGACCTTTGAGGACTTTACCATCCTCTCGGTAGATAGGTTTGCCGTTGTCATCAAGCTTACTCATGTTACTCTTATGGACACGGCGTAGGGCTTGCTCTAGATCCCAGTCCATGTTCTCAGCGTACTGAGCGCACACATAGACAAGATCAGCAAGTTCTTTTAGGCAGTTAGCACAATCAGTTGGGTGCATCAATGCCATCTCTTGATCAGCTTCTAGGAACTCTTTGAATTCCTCAACGATCAAATTCTTCTGGAGAGTACGCCGGCTCAAATCGTTCGGTATATTGTACGCTCGGCGGAATTCGATTGCTTGGTTGGACAGCAGTGACATTTGCTAATTCGTCTTCTAAATAGTGGATAGCTTTAACTAGGTCTGCCTTGTAGTCATCCTTGTGACCAGCACGGCAGATGTATTTAATGGCATTACCTAAGTGGAAGGAAAGTCCTTGATCTCGAATAAAATCCCAAACTTGGATGTTGCCTCGGGTGTAGTAGTCTGGCGAGTAGGGTGAATAGGCCATTCGGCTAGCAATTTTTTAATAGTATTTGATAAGCAGTAGTTCTGCTTTTGGAGTGCCAGAAAGATAGTAATTAGATCTTCTTTCTGGGCATCAGGCAGGAGATCCGCTATTCGTCTGTAGTTGAACTCCTGCTCCATCGTCATCTCCATCACCGGCATCGGTGGGAGACCATAGGATGGGTCGTTGTTCTGCGAGGTCATAATCAGTACAGGTAAGGATCTTTGCTAGTCGTGCATTCATTAGAGCAACATCTTCACTAAGATCCTTCTCTGCGAAAGCTTTAACTACAGTTTCCCAGGTGTAGCCGGATTCGTTAAACAGTGCAACTGCACGCTTAACACCAATCCCAGGTACACCTGAGTACCCATCAGTTTGATCTCCAGCAAGCGTTTGGATGTAATGCCATTGCTCACCTTCCTCAGGTGTGATGAGTGTGATAGTTGCCAGGTCATATAATTTACCAGGGATCTGGCGCATATCTTTATCAGGTGAGCAGATTACGTTATCTGGATAGAGAGTCGCATAGATTCCCATGGCATCATCTGCTTCCAACGTAGGCATTCTGATCACTTCATATTCAGTTTTTAGTTTCTCGATTACACGTCTGTATCCGCAGGGTTTCTTGCGGTTACGGTGTCCTTTGTAGTCAGGGAAGATAGACTTCCTAAAATTGACACTATCACTAAAGAAGAGAATAGTATCGGTAGCATCAAAGAAAGCAGCTTCAATTTTCTTTAGCTCCTTAATCGTGTTACCATAGGCTTCGGAGAACTTAGAGACGACAGTGATAACATCATCACCCCAGTCAATCTCTGATTCAGCTCCAGCGCAGGACTTATAGACGATGTAATCAGCATCAATCAATAATTTCATCAGTGGACATCTGCCCAGCTTCCACCGATTTTTCCTTCGGCAGCAAGTGGGATTCGTAAGTTGTAATAGGCACCGGCTTCGACAGCCGAAGTTTCCAGATGGGACTTAAGTAAGTCGGAATGTTCTGGGGTGCATTCGTATTGGAGTTCGTCATGAACAAAGGCTAGTTGTGAACAGCAGTAGTCATTGTCATTAGCAATGACCATCCATCGCTTAGCAATTACTCCAGCAGATCCCTGTAATAGGTAGTTGAGTGCAACATGCGGTGACGACAAGAGGATCTTGCGTCCATCAATCGCCTTAACATAGCCGCGATCAGCCGCATCTTTAATTGCAACAAGGAGATCAGCAAGTCCAGGAATCGCATCGATATACGCATCGCGGATTTCCTTACCTTTCTCCTTAGCCTTTTTAGGCGAGAGTTGTTTGTCATAACTTAATCCAATCTTTTGATCACCTGCACCGTACAGAAAAGCGTACGTTACGGTCTTAACAAGTTTCCTTGAGATGCCAATCTTGTCTGCATTTACTTGGTGAATATCTCCATTGAGGAGAATGTCGGCGTATTGTCCGCCGTCGTACCTGGCGAGATAGTGACTAAGCATCCTAAGCTCAATGCCACTAAGATCAGCACCGACCATAACTTGACCCGGAGTTGGTAGAAATAGTCTTCGGAATCTTTCATCCGATGGTACTTGAGCGAGGTTTGGGTTTCTGTGTGCGCATCTATGTGTTGAAGTTGCTACTGAGCAGTGATGGTGGATACGATTAGCACTCGTACATAGCTTCAGCCATGCGTTGGCGCCTTCCGATATCATCCCAAGGCTCTTCGTAATCTCCAGGATCCGAAAGAACTGCATCGAAAGCCCAGTTCCATGGTTCTTCAAGGTCGTCTCGTCGATCTTCGTTTTCCCAGAAATCGTAGTAGTCGAATTCGGATCGAAGTTGTCGAAGTTGGTCAGGATCCATGCGATATGGTCTCGTGATGAAGGATTAAAGTCTTTTAGTTTCGTAAACGCTGATCCCTTGGTATATCCAAGAGTTCTGTTATCTCGTTTTGGAGTGAATTCATTGCCTGGGACGAAGGGGAATCGCCGCTCAAGAACTCTAGTAAGGTCCAGAAGTTCTCGTCTGAGAGATAATTCAAGGTCTCTAGCAGCATCTTGGTTGAAATACCATCCATGTATCTCCTGTTCAGTTAGGATTTGAGCAACCTGGTGTTCTAGCGTGACCCATTCAGGTAAGGCTGGAAATGATTGCATAGTTTTCGGGTGACATTGACATCTTGTGTACAGTAATCTTCCATTTCTTGTGAATACTCCTTCCAATCTGTACTCTTGGAGAAGCTGCCTTTGTATTCACCCAGTCGATACCCATAAGATTCAAGTGAGTGACGACCATATAGCTGGAGAGGCATATGCTTCCAGTTATGTTTCTTGTCAAGCTCAATCATGTTTGGGTGGTAGAGACGAGACAACAACAAGGTGTCTACAATCTCTCCTTCAGGCTCGAAAAACGGATACAACTTCTTGATAACAGGAATGTCATACCCAATGATATTGTGACCAACTATCTTGTCAGCCTCAGCGAGGAAGTTAACCGCTGCAGTGATTGGTGGACCGCCTTGATCGTTGTATGCAACAGTTGTACCTTCCTTTGTATCATGGAGGACAGCACAGTGGATCGTTGTAACATCATGGAGTAATCCGTTTGTCTCAATATCAAAGATAATCATCAATACTTGCTCCCATTGATTGGATCGTAAGGCTCATTAATTACCTGTTCATACCAGGTATCAAAATCATTATTCGGTCCATCCGTCGATTGGCACGACGACAGGAGGAGCGCTAGTACTAACAAGATTGGCATGATGAATTTTTTTCTTAGTTTTCTTTAGCTTACGAACTTCATCTTTGATTTCTTTGTATGCCTCTTTGGTGGGTAGCTTACCTCCCATCTCCATGGAGACAATAACGTCAACCCTTCGCATGAAGAGTTGCAAGGCATCTTCTAGATTCATTTGTGTTTCCAAACGTAGGTCTTATCAACAAACTTGGCTTTCTCTACTGCTTCAGGAGTAGGTGGGTTAGGTCGTTTCAAATCCACGTATTTATACCAGGGATGGACATAAGGTTTGTATGCAGGTGCATTAGAAATCGGTTGTCGCATCGAAATCGGGTTTAGCTTCACTTTCAATAAATCGGTTAGTGTTTAAATCATATTGGATTTTACAAGCGACGCCTGTCTCGCCTGAGTAGCGATTCTTAAGGACTCGCACAGTTGTATCACTGTGTTGAGATCCGTCTTGTTGATCTCGTTCGAGTGCAATAACAGCGTCAGAAAGTTGCGCAATTGATGCACTTCCTCTAAGCTGTCCCAATGTAACTCGTGCTCCTTCTTCATGGTTCTGATCCGTATGTGTACGGCGGAGGTGTGAGACAAGAAACAATGAGATGCCTGTCCTTTCTACTAAAGAACGTAAGCGAGTCATAGTCTTATCAATCGTCTTACGCTCATCTCCATCAAGACCACTGAGCAAGATGCTGAGGTGATCAAGGAAGATGATCTTAGTATCAAGTCCAACCGCTAGGTATTCAATGCGGTTATAGATAACATCAGGATCATAAGAACCAAACCCATCAAAGAGGAATAGGTTCCATTCAGCCAATGTATTATCGTAGAGCGACATCAGTTTCTCTGAATCATGCTCACCAATGTGCAGGCTTTCACCTGCTGCACAGCTCATCAGACCGAGAGCAGTGCGCCTATTCGATTCTTCAAGAGCCAGGTAACCGACCCTGTTTCCATCCTGTAGTAGTGAAGTTGCAAGGTTCCTGCAGAATGAGGACTTGCCTGTTCCACTGCCTGCAGTAATCGTAACAAGCTCTCCGTATCTTGCACCATGTAATAGGTTGTCGAGTCCTTTGATTCCGTAGCTGAAGTCGCTTGGTGGTTGGGGCTTGACGATTTCTGAGAGAAGGGATCGCCCTTCAATGATTCCATCGGGTCGATAGGGTTTTGCATCATAAACAGCTCGGGAGATTGCTTCAATATCATTGTTCTGTAATGCCTCTGAGGCGTCCTTATACGCCGTCAGAAAGGCGATACGCACCTTTCCAGGTGGTAGTATGTCAGCACATTCTTTGGCAGCCTTCCTGCCTGGTTCATCGTTATCAAAGAAAAGGACTACATCTTCATAACCTTGAAGTAGATCAAGATTTTTTTGAATTGATTTCTTAGCTGATGCAGCACCCGATGGAAGACTAACATTAGGCCATGTTGGGAAGACCTCAGCGCAGCTTGCTGCATCGAGTTCTCCTTCCGTGATGACAATGCGTTTTCCTGTACTAGGGAATAAATGCTGCCCGAAAAAAGATCCATCGCTGTCTCCTTCATACCAAAAGTCTTTATCCTTTGTCTTGACCTTACAGCCAAGTAAGACACCATCCTTTGAGTAGTAATAATGTCGTAGATAGTCACCATCCCTGTAGATCTTGTATTTCTGACAGGTTTTCTGACTGAGACCACGATTGGTTAACTTTCGAGCCTCACCAGCTAATGACACTGTTGTGGTCATTTGATGAGTGTGATTGTCGGGGTGAAAATATGTATGGCAAGAGAAACAGAAGGCATGTCCATCGGAATAAAGTGACTTAGCGTCTGAGCTGCCACAAGCTTCACAATTTTCATGCCTTAAGAATTCACTAACCACTCGATCGGGATTTCCTGAAAGGTCGTCCATTTTATATTGTGGCGATCACACCACTGTGCATAGGTAGTCTTAGATTTTTTGCTGATCTTATTGTAGGGTGTTTGAAAGATCATACGAATGTCTAGCGTTGGGTTGCATTTCTTAACAGCCAGTATCTTTCGCCTGTCTTCTGCGTCCCAGTAACCCTTTGCCTCAAGCATGATGCCAGAAGGAAGTATGAAATCAGGAGTATAATTAAACTGAATCTCATAAGGGACCTTTGTTGATTCATATTCAAAGCTCACACCTAGATTCTTGAGGAGGTCAGCAATACGCTCCTCAAGCTTTGACCGAAACTTCATCAGTCATCAATAGCCTTCTCGACTACTTCCTCCACAATCTCACTGACTGCACGGCGGATCTCATATTTGAAATCACTGCGGTCAGCTTTGTAACGGGTGACAGTAATAGGAGGCAAAGTGATGGAGAATGTTCCTTCATAAAGACCAAGCTCCTGGTTCTTTACAATATTAAATTCAGAATTCATCGTCTTCTACTTCAGATGGGTTGGGAGTAACATTTGGGGAATCAGCTTTAAAACCAGCAGTTGTACCGAATAGGTCTGCAACGTCGGTAGCGGAGAGGTCGCCACTATCAACGCCAGCATCGGAATTGATACTAATGAGCTGAACACCAACCAACTTGAGAGAAGTGCCGTAAGTAACGCCATCACGTAGAATGTAGGGTTTCTGATAGAAGGCTAGCTTAACCTTAGCACCTGAGTAGATAGGCAGTGTCTCATCAGTGATGTGAGTGCCTTCAGTATCGACCACAGGTGGCTTGCTCTCCTCATTCCAGGAGAACTTAACTTTATACTTACCTTCGCTTACTTCTTCCCAAGGCTCAGGCTTGAGAGTAGAACGCTTGGGGTTCTTGAGTTTAGATTCTGCCCACTTAAGGGACTCACCTCTGTCCTCCTCAAGTTTATCTACGACCACATTATCTACAACAGCAGATAGAGAGTAGCCAAACTTAGAAGGTTTCAGTACTGCCTGGTATCCATCAAGGATAACAGGGTCAGTTTTAATAATGTTGCGTGCCATTTAGCAAAAGAAATAAGTGGAATCAATCACTGATGATGGTTCAAGATCACCAATGATCGGAGGTTCAGACTGAGCACCTATCTGTGCTGCCCAGTCCGTAAGGTATTCGTGTTCAGCAAAGAGATGCATGTACGTCTCTCTGACAATACGTGAAAGAGTATCCATGTCGCAAGCACGACACAAAACCGAGTCGTGTATGACGGCCAGCGGTGCATTGAAGCGGATTGCAGATAGGTGTAGTAAGCTTGCATCTAAAGAGTGGATAAGGTTAGGAGCTGTTGCGTTCTTATGGTGGCTTAGATCGACCTCATCACTATCTTCAGTAGCGACAGTTAACTTACATCGACCAAGTAACTTTAGTTCTAATATCTCAACTAACTTCTTATTCAACTTCTGGTGTACGACAAACCCAGATGGTGTAACCCACTCTAAGTATTCTCTACCAGACTTAATAGCTTGAGCCACTTCCGACTCAATCCACTTCATCACTGCCATTGGACCAGGTACGACAACATCCATGGCATTGCGTACAGCCTTAACAGTTAATGATAAGCTGTCCTTATCAATCTCTATATCTTTCTCCTTCAGAGCATCACGTATGTAACCTCTATTGGAGAATGGTTTAGCATTATATGGAACAGTCATCACTGTTCTCTTGGTTACCTTCCTGTCCATGTGTGGTTGGATAGACTCAGGACAATTAGGCATAGCCTCATTAGCTATAACCTTGTATGCGTCCTGTGGTCTTTCACCTGGTAGTACGTTGACAAGAGCCGCAGTGCTCTTATCTTTCGCAAGTCCTGCGAGTATTTGTAACCCAGAACAGGTGGCATCTGTTGCGATAGGCAACCTAGTCCAATGACGATCACATGCGATAAGACAGTGATAGTACTCTTCACATGCTGCCATGAATTGCCATGGTTCATCTGCTGCTTCCCATTCAGGGATTGATGAGAGTGAATCCTTACCTACTCTCTCAATAAGAGATAGGTTATCACGTACCCAGTCAAGACGTTCACGGATTGTAGCCTTGTCTAAGCCATAGGTGGTTGCGACCTGAAAGGCTAGCCAATCCTCTGCCTCTGGTACTAAGAATGCTGCATCAGCAAACTGAAGCAACGACTTACCAAAGTCAGTATCTTGTGGGGTTAAGAAAGCAGGGATGGGATAAGCACGTCCTCGGTAATCAAATGACCAAGGTATAAAGAATCGTTCCCGATCCTTAAAGCGTGCGACTGCTTCCATTGTCATGCGAGTACGACAAGATTTCTTGAACGACTCAGCATTCCTATTCATTACATCAGCTGCCTCTCGTCTATAGCTTTTGCGTGAATCATAGTTGTCCGCAATATCTACAGGCTTAGGAGGAAGCTCATGATTAACAATTGGAAGAAACTTCCCGACAGTACGACCTTGCTCTTGCAAGCGCTCTGCTACCGCGACCACGGTGGGATTCAGGCGATACGCTACCTTCTGAATAGAGTTCAGAAATTGCAGCGGTGTTTCTCCCTGTATACGGGTGGGATTGCCCCGTCTAACTAAATCATGACCACGCATCACCTCATTAAGGAGATATCCACCTGGTCTATCATTAGTCCAATCATTAGGTTCGATAAGCATAGGCCATGCTAATGGTGAGAATAACTCAGCATTATACATCAGCTGATCCTTTACTTCCATGAACTCAGGAGTAGGAACAATGTAATTGTTTGTCTTCCTACCATCCCTGACTAGTTCCTTGGTAAACCAATGAGTAACTTCAATGATACAATCAAGTAACCAAATCCCTAACCTAATACGATTGGCACGTCCCCATGTGTGCCACTTGGCTACATCATATCTATTCATCAGTGTCTGTATCACTGTTAGCTTTTGGCGTGTGCCTTGAGCATTATGTGAATAGTTCTTAATGATAGTATTGAGTAACCCAGGTGCATGTCGTTCATAGTGCCGCATCTGGCACTCGTCTTCAATAGCATGACCAACAGCTTCACCTACATTAGTGAGTAAGTTGCTGTCTTCACGGTAAGAGAACACCTTATCAAATGTAACCTTACTAGCTATACATGCTGCTGCTTCAGGCTCTACATCCCTGAGATATTGGTGTATCTCTTTAAATGCTACTCCTGCTTTGCGTGCATAGATTCTATCATTCGTTGCTTTGATACGCTCAACGAGCAAGGGGATAAGCACATCAATTGATGCCACTCCATAGACGCTAGCTGAAGCATACTCTTTGTTCTCAAGCTTCTCAGTGTTATCCCTGAGCTTCTTGATTCCTTGTGATACTGCATCACGTTCAAACTGTACCTGTTCCTGTATTTGATCAGGCGTCGCCATAGGCTAAGAACTCCGCATAAGTTTCTGCATCCATGTTATCTTGCTCCCATTCATTGTCAAGATGTTCAAGTTCAATCAAGGTCAGAGTCTTCAAGAGATCGGATGAGGTGGATTTCTTCATTGTCAGCAATAGTGATTTCGTTAAGTGGGTCTTGCATTAGTTTGTCCAGCTTCTTAGTAGCAGCTGAACCACGTTCATAGATGAACTCATTTACTTTACCTGTGTCCTTACGTGAGACACGGATAATACAACATACTGATTCAGGTAGCTCCCATGAACATACTCTCCAATCATAGAAGTCTTCATAGGCTAGTGGTTGGAATACTTCATCAGGTGCATCCTTGTACTTCTTCCAATTGTTTGGGTAATACGGTTTCTTTGAGGTCATAGATAGGTTCTACATCAATGAGGAAAGCAGTTAGGTCCTTGGACAATGTGAGACCTTGCCAGGCGGCATCCTCAGCATCGGCAGCGTCCACGGTATAGGCGCCACTAGACAAATAGACTCGGTAGTACATACGCTCAAGCGATGAGTGTGAATTAACGATTACATTTATAATACATCCTTGCTTGTAGATCTAAGATCTTCTCTTGTTGTTGTACACCAACAGAAGACATACCAACAATGCAAAGGAAGAAGAAGCCAGCTAAGTATTTCAAAGACAGTCTCCTTGACAATAGGCAGCATCAAGATATGATTCTTCATACTTTGATTGTGCTACCTTGCCACGCAAATCATTACGTAGCACTGCGTCCTTGCATTGTTGTGCAATCTCTTCAAAGGTGTACTTGGTGTTGTAGATGTCGATGTTCATTAGTTAATGTCCTTAGTGAATCGTTCAATAACAGCTTCATAACAAGCCCAGAATTCATCTGGTCCGTCCATCTGAAAGAGCATGATGTGCTCAAGCAGATCGACCTTGTGCTCAGCAGGCACTAACATCTGTGCATTCTTGTGTCTGTTCTTCAGCACAAGCTTGCGAATGTTGTTTGAGGCTTGCATAGTAGAGTGAAGTGATGCGATTAGAACGCTGCCAAATGACAGCAGTAGAGAACAGTCCGACCATGCCAATGATGGCAAGGATGATGTTAGTTTCAGACCAAAGCATAATTAAGAATTAGTAGGGTGATTTACAATTTGATCTTCAATTTGATCAGCCAATTCAATCATCCATTCACATGAATGGACATCTTCATACTGTCTCACAATATCAAGGATGAAATCAATTTGTTCATCCGTGAAGTGATACTCTTTGAGTTCAGTCATGATCAATAGTTAGGGTCAACAGAACAAAGGATCTCATGAGCTTTAAGCTCAACGTATGTCCATACCATACGCTGCTTAAGTTCTTGAATAGAACCAACAGAGAACGTACCATTGGATGCAATAGCACCAATGTAATTGTTCTCACCCATGTTGTCATGATACCAATCACTTAGGTATTCTTCAATGATGTCCTCGTTCTCATCGAACCAGGCTACATTGTCCTTGGTATAGATAAACATTGGTACACCAGCTGACATACCATGATTGACAATATCCCTAAGCTCTTCAACAGTGAAGGCTGCGTCCGTGTATCCAGGCTCAGCCTCAAAGATAACATGATAGGGTGACATTGTTTGAGTCATTATGCGTCCTTGTGGTGCTGACTAGCGCCAGCACAAATGATGAGAGTGAATGAATTAAATAGATAGACACACCATGGGCATGGTATTGGTAACACATAGTGTGTCCTTGTGTTTACTTACGGTCCATAATACGCATCTGTCTCTCACTAAAGTAAGGGCCAGACTCACACGTCATGGATGTTCGTGCATCACCACGTTGGTGTGCTTGTACTGTCTCCGTGTTACCATACCTAACACGTGTGTAGTTGTTAACTGCAACCATGATCAGTTACCCAACACATACTGAGGAGTGCTGAAGCGATAGAATGCATCAACACGCTCAGCCTTGAGCACCTTGTTGATGAACTTACCCAAGCTACGTGCATCATCTACGATGAACTTGAGGATAGCACGACGAGACACATTAGTATAACGATAGATAGCTCCGTCCTTGTAAAGGACAGAGGCAGTGCCTGTGATGGCATCAACATGCACACTATCGACAGCAGTCGATGGCACATAGTTGTCACACTGAGTGAACACGGATTGAAAGAACTTGTTGAACATAATAAGATTGAATAGGTGAATAGTTTGGTACATAAAGTACCAATATGTCAGGCAGGGTTTGCACCTGCCTCCTCGCTTATACGAATGACATAGGAGCGAGAGTCTGAATAGCTACGCTATCCTGATCAAATAACTCCTTGTATTGCTCCGCAATGTAGAGCACATCTTCATAACGATCAGTACAAATACTGATCATGTTTGTTTGCTCGGGTTGTCCTTTCCACATACCCAGTACACTTTGTACTGTGTAGCCATCGAACATCCGATCAACACAAGTCTTCATGAAGAAGTTGAATCGCTTGTCTGTAACCACGCCACCACCAGGGATGTCACGACCACAGAACAGTTGATAAGTTTGCATGTTAGTTGCGTCCTTGCTCATTGCAAGGTAACGCCGTGGGCAGGTCATGAGCCTGCTCTTGCCTGTCTACAGGACACGGCATGCATACATCACGAGAGTGCTGCCGGGATCTCGTGTCTTCCATCACATCCCAAGTCAGTCAAGCCGGTGAGCGTCACACCGATGCCAATTCGCTTTCCCTTTGGTGAACAGTGTTGGGCGAGGATTGTATCGCTTACCACTGAGTGACAGCAGTCGCTGTCCTGTGACTTGTTGTCTTGACCAACAGTAAACTGTCGATCGGTGTCTCGTGGTGTTTGGTGGACAGTCTGAGGAGCGGTTCGCCACCGACTCAGCATCCTCTTCAGTTGTTTCTTGGTTGAAGGATCGAGACTCTCCTCACCCTTAACAGGGAGAGTCGAGATACTCAACCATTCAAAAGAAACTAACTGGTCTTAGCATACCACGGCATCACCACAACCAATCAACATAGTGTCACTAGTACAGCCAAATCCATTGGTATCACTAGGTTATTAGTGTTGCTTATAGTACAGTACATTACTGATAAGTAATGAGGCCAGACAGATCGCTTGACTCTCAGTAAATCGCATCACCCCTGCACGGTAGTTAGATCCTGCGCAATACAGGGCAATTCCGGTACCCCATACGGGGTAAACTGCGTCCCGGCACTAACGAATATAGGCTTCAGAGATTTTTGTCAAAATTCTGCCACCTCTTCTCCATCCTACAGCGGAAACAGGTTATCTGTGACACTGGATAAGCGACATTACAGGGAACATCTTTACCACAGGTATCACATTTAACAATCTTAATCTCATCATCAGGAGGATTAATCACAATTTACCTCCTACGACACCATCACTAACTACTCTACCATCTTTCATCTGGTTATTAAGTAGTTCTTCAGTCCAGAATCGACATTCCCACTCTGTACCACTATAGATTAACTTATTACCATCCTTATCATAGGACTGATAGCACCCATACATAGGTAGAATAGTGTAGTTCATAGATTAAATAACCATCTTAGTATTGTCATTTGGTTCATCATGTACTTCGGGACCAAAGCCATGCTTAGCAATGTAGTTAAGATAACCATCATCATTCTTATCTGTCTCACTGCCATACTGTTTGACCATTTCATAGCACCATTCTCTAATAGCATTAACAGTAGGTGTAAATTTAGCTACCCCAAACACCTTACCCACATCTTTAGGAGTAAATCTAATGCAACATCCTTGTTTATAGTAGACTCTAAAGAAGTTAGGACCAGTTCTTGTTCTATGATAAGTAACATTACTATCATTAGTATTATCAGGGAAATGATATTCCATATGTTAAAGGTGGTTAAGGGTAATGTTTAATAAGGTACTTATATAATGATACAGTGTGAGGAGATGTGGTCTTTGTGGTCCCCTAATATCATTAGATAAGGAGGAGTGTTGGTCGTTAAGACCGACGACTCCTCCACAGGCGGAGGTCCACCCTTCCTCCTCCTGTATACGGGGGGGATTGACCCTAAACCCAGGTGGAGACTACCTTTTTACCTTTTAGTTGTCTAGCTTGTCGTCTTTGGTCTAGATTCATACCAAATACGAGGTGATCAGTAGCTGCTTGTGGGTCATCTAGGAATTCATCAATCATGTCTTTCCAATCTTCTTGCTTACGGAGTTTCATAGTTTCCATAGCAGAGATACCCATAGCATCTGTGAAGTATTTCACACCTTGTGCTAGGCAGTCTAGTCTATCGTCGTGTTTAACTGCACCTTTTTCACGACACATTCTACTCATTTGATAGAAGAGCATGTACAGGAGTCTTTCTTCAGGTGCTGCGTCTGCATTTGACTTGTAATCCCAGTCGATGACGGAACGATCAACCACAAGCCTATGCTGATTAAGAATAGGCTCCAGAGCATCGATAATCCTGTCTTCTTTTCTAACATTTGCTCTTACTTCTTCTACGTCTATAGCTTGTTTAGTTTGTTGGAGGTGTTTACGGAATAGTTCACAGACAATACCATCACCAAAGTTTGTTTCTATGACTAATTTAGTAACACCAAACTTCTTACAACCTCTAAGGATATCTAGAAGGGTGTTGTCTGAATAACCGTCTCTGTAACTTCGCATTTGGTGCAAGTACAGGAAACCGTTGCGTTGGGAGATAAAAGCCGCTGCTGTCTCATCTGTTCCTCGACCCGACGGATCAACCGAGCAGATTGTTTCGGTGTAAGGCTCCCATTCTCCAACGATTGACATTGGAGAGTAGAAATAATCTCCAGGTAGACCGACCGTGGGAGCGTCCCTAATGACATTGGAAGGATCTGAGCACCATACGATGCTTTCGGGACCAAGTTTAGGGTTAACACTAGTGACGATAAGGTCAGCCATTTTAAGTGGGAACTTCTCAGCATCTGAGAGGCTTGTATCCAGCATGAACTGAAGCATGAAGTTGCTTCTGCCCATAGAGGCTTCACGTTCAAGTAAGTCATCATTGTCAAAGCGATCAGGGTCAGTTACTTCCCAGTCTGTAGCACCTTGTTCGATGTCTTCTTGTAGTTGAGGTGCTAGGAGACCTTCGTATTTACTTACATCTCTAGGATATCTTGATGGCCAAACAAATGGTCTATAGTTACGTTCAGCAAGTTTTCGATAGATCGTGAACGTCGTTTGGGGAGTGCCTAGGAATAAAATTCGAGAATCGTTTTTCGGGGTTAGGATAGATTCTGCCTCTGTACACAATTGAAGAAGTTTCTCTCGCATTAACTCTGTCATAGAGTTGCCTGGCACTTCTACATCGTCCAAGATCATTAGGTCTGCACGGGAGCCAGTAAGCTGACCCGTAATACCAACGCTCTTCACCGATGGGGCTTGGTGCGGAGAACAGTTCACGTCGAAACTGATGCGACTCCATCTCGCTTCGTCTGATTTGGGTTGGAGGTGTT